ACCATGCAGGGCATCCTGGGCAATCATGCGGACAATGCGGGTATTGCGGGCCGTATCCGCGGCCAGGCAGCGGCGCAGGCGGGCCGTATCAATGTGCATCTGCTCCCGCGGGCCGGGGGTGTAGCTGAACTGGGTCAGAACAGGCTGAACCTGGGGGATGACGGTGCTGCCAGTATCCACCAGCACCTGCTGGTCAACCTGGGCAATGGTATCCCCCAGGATCATGTGGATGGTGTGTTCCAGTCCATCCCCGCGGGCCGGGGTGGCGGTCAGGCCGTAGCGGTAACGGGCGGGCAGACAGCCAAGAACGGCGTTGAACATCTGGGCGTTGGCGGGGTTGGCGACCACATGCTGGCATTCATCCACAATCACGGTCCCAATGCGCCCGGCCAGATCATCCAGCTCCATGTGGTATAGCGTCTGCACGGTGGCCACGGTCAGATGGGTGCCAATGCGTTTTTGTGTGCCGTTCAGGATGCCGATCTGCCCGTCCGTCAGCCCAAGGCGGGCTTTGGCGCGTTCCGCTGCCTGCAGGACAAGATCATTGGTGTGGGCAATCCAGAGCGCGGGCTGGCCGATGGCCCGAATCAGGTACAGCCCGGTTTCGGTTTTGCCTGCACCGCAGGGCATGACCAATACCCCCTGAGGAGTCTTGCTGGCCAGCACAGCATCCGCGGCTTTTTGCTGGTAGCTGCGCAGCCGGATGCTGCCGGGCGGCCAGGCCGGGGCGGGGCAAAGGGTCATGGCGTCCCGCTTTTGGGTATCCTTGGGGCGGCGGTGCCACACATCGTTTGCCATGCCGCGGGGCAGGATCAGCTCATTGCTCTGCACCTCATACAGCAGCAGTTCCCGCGGGATGCTGTAGGTGGGCAGGCCCAGGTAAGCGGCGCGGGTGTAGGCCGGGTTGGGGATGGTCAGTTCCTCCATCAGGGCACGGCGCAGTACGGCGGGGCAATCGGTCAGCCGCAGACGGCCATCCAGGGTGAAGATCATGGTAGCACCTCCGGGCAGGGCAGGCGGTACTCTTCCAGCGCCTGGGGGATGGTGTGGGGCATATTGCCCAGCGGCACGCTGCCGCGGTCCCCGGCCAGGATCGGCCCGCGCACCCTGCACCAGGGGATGAACGCCACGGTGGGCGGTTCTGCCCGGCGCACGGCAATCAGGGCCGCACCGCCTGCATCCTCAAACCGGCTCAGGTTTTCAATTTCGTTGGGGCGCAGGGCCGAAAACGGCAGGTTTCCGCGCTGGACCGCCTTACACTCAATGCCAAGCGCCGCGCCCTGAACCATGGCGGAAATATCAAAAGGCTGGCCTGCCCATGCTTTGGGCCAGCAGCGGGCCCAGCTGTTGGGGGCGGCGTTCAGCTCCTCGCAAAGGTCCTCTTCCCACTGTTTGCCGTTGCGGCTGCGTTGCTGCTGCAGTTTATTGCGCTGGTTCCTGCGCCGGTTGGCTGGGATCATGGGCGCTGCCCTCCTTTTTCTGTTTCATGGCTTTCAGCAGGCAGGCTTTGCACAGCGGGCGGCCAACGTATTTTTGCGCCATGGCAGCGCACTGGGCGGCGGGGATCAGCTCGCCGGTGGATTTTTGTACACTGTCCTTGATGCGGCCGCCGCAGTCGGCACACAGGATGCGCACCGGCTCTTTGCCCTCGTTCAGCCAAGCGGCAAGGTCTTTGCCCAGCTGCGGCGTGATGACGGCGCCGAACCCATCCAGGAAGGTGACGTCCTTGCTGGTGGTGGCAATGTGGTTGCGGGCAATGTTCAGCACAATGTCAAACTCATATTCCAGGTTTTCGCGCTGGATGGGGGCAAGCCCCAGCTTGACCGGCTCCATTTTGCCGCGCTCATTGGGCTGCAGGGCATAGTCCTGCTTGACGCGCAGGGTGCAGATGGTGTGGCAGGGGACCGAAAGGATGGTATCGACCATGGTGTTCTGCAGCTTGCCCGCCGCGTTCCAGGCAGTGTAGCTGTTCTGGCCGCGCTGGGTGGCGGCGATCGCATCCTTGTATTCCAGCACGCCGCCTGCACCGGCCCATGCGTGGGACAGGCTGTCCACGATGACAACGCCGTCCGGGCCGACAATATCGGCCCCCATCCTGACGTACTGAATGTACTTTTCCACACTGTAGGGCGGGTCCATGTGTGCGTGCAGGAACTGCCCGGTGGGGATGGGCAGGTCGCTGCGGGCGGCGTATTCCAGGGCGCGGTCGTGTTCGGTATCGATCAGGGCAACTTTGCCCCAGTCCCCGGTCATGCCATAGGCAATGTACAGGGCGCTGAGAGTTTTGCCGCCGCCGGATACCCCCTGCAGCGCCATGCGCAGCTTGGTTTTTTGCCGTGCGGCAGGGGCAAACAGATTCAACGGTTCAGGCATCAGGTATCCTCCTTTTGATTTTTGGCTGCCTGGCGGGCGGCCAGGGTGCAGATCATGTCCAGCACTTCGCGCTTGTCATACAGCGGCGAATCGGGACGGTAAGGGTTAGCGCCGTAAGTGTTCCGGCGCTTGGCTTCCGCATTGCGGCAGCGGGTTTCAATGCTGTTCAGCTCGGCGCAGCGCAGGGCAGTAAAGGCGGTGGCTTCCGGGTTAAAGGGAATCCCGCCGCCCCCGGCCATCCGGGTCAGCTCGGCCACCTGCTCGGCGGCAACATACAGGCCGGGCAGAACGGCTTTCAGGTCCGTGATGGCGTTCTCGATCTCCACGGGGGAGGGGTACAGGTTTTCCTGCAGGCGCATCAGGGCATCGGTCAGGATGCCGGCCGCACGGTTGACCTTTGCCGCCGCGCGGATGAACTGGTGCTCGGTGGAAAGGGGGCCGAACAGCAGCACGGCGCGGGTCAGGGTGGTGTCATCATACAGGTGTGTCACAGGCGGTCCTCCTCCCAGCAGTCCAGGGCTTCCAGCTTGGATGTGGTAGCCGGGGCAACGCAGTTTTCCGTTTCCAGGAACAACAGGCGGCCTTCCCGTCCCCAGCGGCCCCAGGGCATCTGGGTTTCATCCTTTGCGGGCAGCAGGGTCCCGCCGCCGGTGGTGGCCAGGGTGCCCAGCATGGCGGTCAGGTCGGTGCTGAACCAGTACATCTGGCCGGTGCGGGTCTGGGCAAGCTGCAGCGTTTCGGTGCGCAGCGGGGAAAGAATCAGGTCCTCCCCGCTGCGGCCAATCAGGGCGGCCAACTCCGGCGGCTGGCAGTCCAGGGGTTCCGGATCCGGATAGCCTTTGTACCAGTAGCCGGAACCGGGGCGGGGCAGGCCGTGCAGCCACTCTGCCAGGAAGCCCAGCACGGCGGGCGGGCAGTTGCCCCATTCGCATACAAAGCACCAGCCCCCGCCGCACAGGACCAGCACATCATGTTCGTTCCGCCAGATCTTGCACCCGGCGGCTTTGGCGGCTGCTTTCATGCGTTTTACAATCGCTTTTTCGTTCATCAAAAATCATCCTCCTCATCCTCATCGGCCCAGCCGTCCGGGGCGCAGGCGGCCAGGGTGTCCAACATGCCGCGAGCAGCTGTGCGGGCGCGGCGGGTCACGGTGTCAAACAGTTCGGCATCCAGGGCTGCGGCGCGCAGGTTGGCCCGCAGCACGGCGCAAAAGCCGTCCATGGCATCGGCTGCGGCATCCACGATACGTTGGCAGGCATCGGCATCGGGGCGGGCCGCGTCCAGCTGCTGCTGGGTTTCAGCCAGCTGGCGCAGCAGCTCTGTGTTCTGTGCGCGGGATGTTTCGGCCAGCTTTTGAGCTGCATCAAACACGCGGTCCTCGCCCTCTTTGCGGTACTTTTCAATGTCGGCTTCACTTGGCGGGCAGACAGCCACATCCTGCGGGCGGTTTTCCAATTCCCTGAGGCGGGCGTTCAGATCGGTGTTCATCTCTTGCCGCAGGGCGGCGGTTTTTTCGGCATCGGCGGCGCGGGCTTCCGCTTTCTTTGCCCGCTGTTCGGCTTCGGTGGCGCGGCGCAGGGCGGAATCTTCGTTTTTGTGGGCGGTGCGGTAGCTTTCCTGGGCACCGGTGGCGGCGGCTTGCAGCTGGCGGTTCTGCTCATGCAGGCCGTCAACATCGGCCAGGGCGGCATCGCGGGCGGCTTCGGCGGCGGCTGCGGCATTGAGGGCGTTCACCCGGTCGGCGCGCAGCTGCTGGTTTTCTTTCAGCAAATCCTGGTATTGCTTGTGGGTGGTAATGTCGCCGGATTTGACGGCCTGCACCAGGTCAGCGGGGGCGCTGGGTTTGGCGGCGGCATATAATAAAGAAGGGGAAAGCGAATCAAGGATTTTCTGCTGTTCGGGACTGCTGTTATCAAACAGAGCGGTAACTTGCAACAGACGGTAGGCCGCGGACTTGCTGACGCCTATACTCTCGCACCAACGGCGGAATGTATCCTCGCCGCGGTTCCCATGTTTTGAGTTGTCCCAATTTGGGACAAGCGCCTCATGCGCGATTGCTACCCCATCAGCCATGCGGCGCAGCCCAGCTTCTGCCAACCTCCGCCCTGCTGCGCATTCTCGTTCTGCAAGGTGCAGGTCGTTGACCGTTTGCTCATCCAGCCCGCTGTAATCAAACTCCGCTGCCGAACAGGCAGTTTCCGCACCGGACAGGTTTGACATTGCACCGGAAGAATCCGCAGGGGAGCAGGGGCCCGGCGGGCAGCTGTTTGCATCCGCCTGGGTGGTCGATGTTTCCTCCGCCAACGTGGCAGCAGGGGCGGCCATAGTCACAGCAGCATCCGCATTCGGGGCAGTCGTGCTCACTTTGCATGGTGGTTCCTCCTTGTTGGGCAGTGCGCGCAGGGCCTTTACCACAGCGTCCGGCACCTCGTAGTCATCCATCAGGATGCCGAAGCATCTCCCCAGCCAGTCCTCCTGCGCCAGGTCAGGCTCTTTGGTCTGGGCCTTGGCGTACTGCTGGGCGGCAAAATCGCTGGGTACCCATTTGGTCTGGTGTTTGTCCCAGAACCAGAACCTGCCGTGCTTTAAGGCGTACAGCAGGTGGTTGTCCTGGTTCTGGCAGATCATGTAGTCAGTCAATCTTCTACCTCCATGTCGATCAGCGCTTTGCGCTGGGCGGCGCCGGTGTCTGCGGCGTTGTAGCACAGGCTGATCTTTTCCAGTTGTTTGACCTTGCTGCTTGTTGCCTCGGCCAGAATGCCGCGCACGGTTTCGTGCAGCAGCAGTTCGGCATCCTTGCGGTTGTGGGCAAAAGCAGCGCGGATGGCGTCATACTCGTTCATGGCGTTACCTCCACAGGGGTGAATTTTTGCAGAAGTTCTTCGGCCAGCGGCTTGGGAAGGTCCGTCATGCGGGCGTTGCGCCAGCCCACAAGGCAGAGCCGCCCATAAAACCAGCGGCCGTTGTAATGCCGGGTCGGCAGGCTTTGCCCAACCTGCGGCAGATAAAACAGCGCGGCAAACCGGTTGCTGATCGGGCAGCGCTGCGCGTACCCGCCCATAAAGCGCTGCAGCTCCTGCAGGGTATCCGGCAGGCGGTAAAGTTCCGGCTTTGCGCCGGGGTCAATCACGATTCCGCGCATGTCGCCACCTCCCGCAGCGTGATGGCGGCCCAGCCACCCAGCAGGCAGCAGGTCAGACCGGACATGGCAGCTGCCCCGCAACCCTCGGCCAGGGCGGTCACGGCGCACAGTGCGCCCAGCCCGCAGGCAAGCAAAGCAAAATTGGCGCAGACCTTGCAAACGCGGGCAAGGTAGGGTAAAATACAGGTGATGAATTTTTTCGTCTGGCCGTCACGGTGTTGCAGCACCGGGGCGGCTGTTTTTGTTTGGGGCATGGTAGGTTCTCCTTTCAGTTTAGCCGCACGCCGCGGGCGCGTAGCTCGGCCTTTTTGCGTTCCAGTAGCTCCTTGGCATCGGGACGCTGCATAAAGCGGTGGTAAAAATCCAGTGTTGCAGCTGCCAGACGCTCGGTAGCATAGGGGTCCGGCTCCGCGGTGGTGGTGATTTTGATAGTGGCGGGGAGAGAGGAAGGGGTCAATAGGATACCTCCTTTTTAGCGATGCTGCATAAGCCAGCGTTCGATTTTTTCGCAGATATGACAGATGTTGTCAAAAAAATTGACTTTCTGTTCAGTAATAAGTATCTTGAGAACGAGAATTAAGAGTTCCATTGTTCTGTGGTAAATTCTTTTGCTCCCGCCCTATCTCATGTACAGGGGCGTTCCTTCTTTCGTGACGGAAAAAAGTCACTGTAAAATCCGTTGGTGAAGTAAAACGACTCTTAACTGACGGATATGAACTGATCTACTGGTCCTACTGGGCCGGCAGTCCCAAAACAACGACTTATACCCTGCAAAAGACTGAGCACTGATAAATAGGTGATGCCCCTGTGCATGGGACAGGGCGGGAACTTGTGAAAGCGTGTTGCTAACTGATTTTTTTGAGCTGCAAGACGGTTTTACAACGATTGCTTCTCTTCCGTACTCAGCTGTACGAGTTCATCGTCCAGCTTCTCCAACAGGCGCAATAAAAAGCGGCTCAAATAAACAAGCCCTCTGGCATCTACCTTTTCGGCGGATGCCATATTTTTTTGTGCGTCCAGCAGGGTGTAAAGAACTTGGCGCTGAACCATCTTTTTGCGGGAACAGATCATGACGGCGTCACCTCCTTTCAGATTGGCCCAGGGTTACTGTGCCGGTGATGATAGTTGGTTTGCGGTGCGGGGGCAAGGCCGCTGTGCGCAGGGCCGGTGCGGCGCGCAATGAATCCAGCCAGGCGGTCGGCGGTGTAGAGGATCATGGTAATTTCTCCTTTCATAAAAAATGTCATAGTTCATTCTGAGTGATTCTGGGTTATTCTGGCGCATTTGAAGTGATTCTGAGATAAATTGCATAGATGCGAAAATTAAGTAACCAAAATGTAACCATCAAAAAGTTTGACAAATTGCCAGAATCATGATATTCTTCTCAATAACATGATGGCAAAAAAAGGAAACTATGGTAGACTGCGCCTGCTGCCGTACTCTGAAAAAAGATAGTCAAGTGAACAATCCGCAAAAACAGCCTGGATGTCGCGCATCTCTTTCAGGGTGAATTGCGTCCGCCCTTGGAGCTTATTCTGCATGGAACTGTGCGAGATGCCAATGCGCTCTGCCAGCTGCTGCTGGGTGGATTTGCTGCGCTTGAGCTCAATAAAAAGATTAGGAAACATGGGGGGGTCACCTCCTTTGGTATGTATGGCAGAAATGCCATAAAAAATAGAAATTTTACGATAAGAGAGGATGAAAAGAATGAGTATTGTAATCAATGTGCTTTCCCGCGAACATTCATGGATAGCCAGTGACGGGTTGCAAAAGAATGCAGGCACAGGGGAGATAGTTAGTGAAACGCTGCAAAAGTATGAAGTTTTGAACCCAAAGCTTTGCATCGGCTATACGGGCCATTATGAAGTTGCAAGAAGAGTGGTTGACTATGTCAAAACTTTGTGCCCGGATATCGAGCACGCGAACGTAGAGTTGGCAGCTGATTTTGCAAAGCAGATTGTGGACTGTGCTGTGCAACAGATAGGAATGATTGACGCACAATTTGTAGTAACGGGTGTGACGTCAAACAACCAAATGGCGAGCTTTATCGTTCGTCCATCCGCTCCGGTACAGAAGATACAATCGCTAAATGGAACCCCTCAATTTGTGATTTTACATAACAACCTTAAAGATGATTTGGGAAGCTTGATTCGTGCAGACAAGAACGGTCGGTATAGCGATACAGCTGTTTTGACAGGGATGAAAGAATTGATTCACAGAACGGCGCGGGTGGATGAATTTGTCAACGATGTTATGTTTCATCATCGAATCGACCTGTGAGATGGCCAAATGTCACGTTAAGACATTCTTGGGGAAAGCGCGGTTGATTGGCCAGGTCGTCAAAGCGAACGCGGTGTGTAACGCCTTTGATCTCAACCGTGGATTCATCCTTGGTCTGGGATGTGATGGTGGGGTCAAATGCGGGGAAAGTTTTTTTGTTGGTCATGAGGGATACCTCCTTTAGGCGGGATGTCTACTTCCTCCATGCAAGAACTATACAGGAAAGGAGGTGAGACAAATGTTTCCAGGCGATGATTACCATTTGTTTGAAAAGCTACCTGCAGAACGTCAGCAAAAGCTACTGGACTGGATTGAGGAAAATCTGCTTCCGATTCAAACGATCAATACGCGCCATACCTCTTATGGGCTAAAGCACCAGGTAAAGTTGGGCGAAGGGGAAGATAGCTACTTTACCAATGGCGAGTTCAAAGGAGCAATGTTGAAAGCGGGTTACCGTGTACGCAACATGAATGAACAAAATTGGGAATTTAACATTTCTGAAAAATCTCCGGTTTTTTCAACACAAAACATTTAAAGTGATGTGTAGGATTGGATATGCCTTATAGGCACCGGCGGTAATCGGCAACTGCATGTGCCGATGGGCTTTCCGGATTATTCACCATCACGCCCTTTCTCTCCCTGCTATCAAGCGGATGCTTGCTAGTGGGGATTTTTTTGAGCTTTTTGTAAGTAAAAGGCAGGTCACCTCCTAAAAATGTTTGTTGTCTGCTCCATTCCTACCGTGATAGAATGTGGGTGGGAAGGAGGTGAAATAATGGAAACCAATAGCCTTGTTGTAACAGATAGCAATGTACAGGCGCTGGCAAATGCACTCTGTATGTTTGCAGAAAAGATGGGGGAACTTTCCAGGCAGTACCCGGAGTATCCCAATAGCTTGATGGGGGCTTTGCAACAGCTTGAGGATAAGATGCAAGCGCTGACATTGCGAATGCAAAGTACAAGTGAATTTTTGGCGCCGGCCTTGGAACGTTTTGCTCAAGAGCCTGCAGAAATTTGGAAAAATGAGAATGTGGACGCATTGCTGGTACAGGTTGCAGCAGCAATGCAAAGCTTTTCGGACATTTTACAAACGCAGCATGAAGCGGATGACCTTGTTCCCGTTAGCACCGCAACAGAGATCCTCGAAGATGTTCAGCCGATTTTTACTGATGACGTTATATCTACCGTTGAACAAAAAATCGAATCGGCCAAAAAGCCAGGGGATAAGATCTCATGGCACGACGTGCTCGAAATCCTTTCGTTTGTGCTTTGCCTTATAGCGCTTATAAGGGATGTCGCTCAGGATGTACTTCCGGATAAGCACGAAGAGTTTGTAGAAAACGCGTTATCCTCAATTATTGAAAAAATGGATAACGGAATTCCTTCAGAAGTGGAAATTAACAAGTATACCGAGGGCACGTGTGATAGTCTCGATACATCCGATGATCTTCTCGATCTTCCAGAAAATACTCCAAAGTGTGAGAGCCTGAACGAAACAGCAGATACTCAGAATTGAAACACTCCGCTTTAATCGCTTGATTTCTGCCCCTGCCTGACCTTGACAATCAGGCGGGGGGCTTTTGCTTTCAGGCATTGGGGTGGGATACCTCCTTTGAAAATAGTAGTTGATAAACATCAACTTTTTGGACAGAAAAAATAGCGCCCGATTTCTGCAGCATCGATGTTGAGAATGCGGCACAGGCTATGGATTTCATCCTGTTTGAAGTCGTATTCACCTGCTAGTTTGCGGTTCAGCTGGCCTTCACTAAGGCCAATCTTTACGGCGCATTCTTTCTGGGTTAGCCCACATTCACGCATGCGGCCACGAAGGAAATTGTAGTTCATTTCCGGCATAGTAGTCACCTCCTTCATAGTTGAGTTATCTCAACCACAGTTATAGTCTACACCCTTGGTTGCGGAATGTCAACAGAAAGTTTTGAGATTCCGCAATTTTATTTTCGGAAAGTATTGATTTTTCGCAACCATACAGATATAATGCAATTAGAATCCCCTGAAAGGATGAATGACATGTCTGATAAAGTAGCTACTTTTGCGCAAAGGCTCCGGGAAGGGCTTAGCATACGTCACATGACACAAACCGAGCTGGCCAAGCGTTCACAAATCTCTAAGTCCAGTATCTCGCGCTATGTAAATGGAGACTGGGAAGGAAAACAGGGCGCAGTTTATCAACTAGCCAAGGCGTTGGAAGTTACGGAAGCCTGGCTTATGGGCTATGATGTCCCAATGGAGAATGATGTGTCCGCTATCCCCGCCGGGTTTGAGCCGCTGCCGGAGCGCAAGCGCGTGCCGCGTGTGGGGCAGATCGCCTGCGGTGAGCCGATTCTGGCAGAAGAAAACGTTGAAGGCTATGATGAAGTGCCGCAGATCTGGAACGCTGATTTCACGCTGCGCTGCAAAGGGGACAGCATGGAGCCCAAAATAAAAAGCGGCGATATAGTAGCCATACACATCCAGCCGCAAGTTGAAAACGGTGAGGTTGCTGCCGTCCTGATCAACGGCGAAGCTACCCTGAAACGGGTTTTTCTGTTTGCCGACCATATAGAGCTCCGCGCCGAAAATCCCGCCTTTCCCTCCATAATCCGCATGGCTGAAGCCATGAACGACGTGCGCATTGAAGGCCTGGCTGTGGGGCTGTGCAGGAAGCTGTGAAGAGCAGAAAACAAGATGTTGTACTTGACGCGCTGAAAAAAACTACATATGACGTTGACAAAATGGCGGTATTTCGCATATAATATTATCAATGAAACCCGCCGAGCCTATGGGTACTATTTGTACCTATGCGTAACATGGCGGGTGTTTTGTTTTATACGGAGGTTTTTATGCCTACCCCGGAAAATGTGAAATCTATGAAAGACCTTGCACTTTAATAACTTATAGGTTATATTATAGCAAAGGATGTGGTTCAAACTGGAACTTGTCAAAATGGACGGCTATGATAATATCTATGGCCCAGATATATTTGTAGATGAATTTTGCAAAAATGTTTTTGGCTTGCCAAAGGACCGCGTATTTTCACCGGAAGCACCAAAGCCAGTAAAACAATATGTAAAATGGCTACAGCGCAGTTTGAAAAGGCTTGATAAACAGGGAAAAGCAACAACACGCTTAAAAGAGTTCGAAAAGCTATCTGGTACAGATGATATCTATTCTGCCAGATATCCGAATACAAAGAAAAATCCAAGGATTCTTTATTTTTATATCAAAGATTCAAAGATTGTGCTGCTTTATCCGTTCCTTGAAAAGAACAAATCAGATTACCAACATGGAATTGGGATAGCCGAGACAAGAAAAACTACATTTGAAGCACAATGGCCATTAGATGAATAACGGAGGGAGTAAAATGAAGACGTCTAGCCAATTAAGTGCGCTGTTTTCAGCGGTGCTGACCCCTGCTGAAATAGCGGCGAATGACCAGTTGGCGCTTATTTCTGCTGCCATTGAGTTATGGCGCGTTGACCATCACATGACGCAGGCTGATTTTGCCAAGCATATGGGCGTTACCCAGGCAATGGTCTCCAAATGGGAAAGCGGGGAATATAATTTCTCTGTAAAAACGTTGGCGGAGATTAGTGCAAAGCTGGGGATATCGCTTGAGACACTATTTTGCGGAAATTTGGAGCCGCGCGTATATCGCACGCTTGACGTGGTAAGCAGCAAAACCAAAGTAAGGGCTTTTGACCAAAGAACCACAACATACGTAAAACAGACGCCAGCTTTTAATTTTGAAGTGATTCAAGGGGGTGCAGCATGATTCAAACACAAAACACAAATGCGCCGCTGGAAATGGAGCATAGCTATATTTCAGAGTGTGAGTTTAATAATAGAATTATCTCCATTGGGGCAGATGCAACCCTGACAAATCAGGCGGAAGTTGCCGTTAGTAATATCTACGCCAATGATACTGATACAAAGAAACTGGGCAGCATAAGAATCACCGTAAGCGGAAAATTGCAGGTGGAATCCAACAGCGAAGCGTATTGTGACTATAAAGTGGTGGTAGAGGGCGAATTCTCTGCAAGTAAAGAGAAAAGCAACGAAGAATTTGAAAAACTGCTGTGGTTTAACGGTGCTTCGGTGCTGTATAGTATTGCACGTGCAAAATTGGAAACCATCACAGCTATGATTTTTGCAAATGGTAAAATATCGCTTCCACTTGTCAATATGGTTGAGCTTGTAAAACAACAAAGCGCCGAAGCCCAAGAAGTCCAGAAGGGTAAAAATGATTGAAGCCGCCGGTAGGTTTGCGGCAAAATAAAAAAAGCCCCGCCGGGCAAACCCGGCAGGGCGGTGGAGATACAATCAGCCGATATTCAGTTTTGCTTTCAGCGCCTCTTGTAACACGCCGGAAAAATTCACATGCGCTTCTTCGGCGGCTTCGTTCAGCCAGGCCGGAATGCTCAAAGTCTTTTTTACCGGTTTCTGCTTCTTCTTGTAGGCCGCTTCATCAAACGGAACCATGGCAACAAACTCGTTGGGTTCCAGGTGGATGTCCGCCGGGTTGCTCGGCTTGGGATACGTTTTGCAATCCTCCAGCATCAGCCCAATGGCATCCTGCGCCATGGCGACCGCTTCGTTCATATCATCGCCCTGGGTAAAGCATCCTTCAATATCCGGCACAGTGACGGAATAGCCGACTTCTTCCGGATGGAAAACAACAGGATAAAAAACCAAACGCATAAAATAGCCCCCTTTGGGGGCGGGGATTACTTTTGAATCCCCGCCTGTTTCAAAATGTTTTTTTCGGTTCCCGGTTTCAGGTCTTTGGCGTGGAACGGAACAATGGTGGTTTTGCCTGTAGCCGGGTTCCTGTACTTGCGGTGTGAGCCGTTGGAGCTGACACATTCAAAGCCATTGGCTTCCAGCAGCTTTATCATTTCTCTGGGCGTCATCGGCATTTTGCTTTCCCTCCGTTCAATATCTATTATATACGTGAAATACGTATTTGTCAATATAAATATACGTGTTTTACGTAATATAAATTCAAAAGGCGCAATAACCACAAAAAAACGCCCCCGGTGCTACCAACACCGAGAGCGTTTCCGAATCAGATTGCCCCATAAGGTGATATGGTAACAACCGACCAACAGCCATATTGTACCACCTTGCGGGCAGGATTGCAAACCCAAAAGGTGATACCATGAAAAAGAAGCAACCAAATACCCGCCATGGCCGGGCTGCGATCTATGCGCGCTATTCTTCGCACAACCAGCGGGAAGCATCCATTGAACAGCAGGTCAAAGCCTGCCGGGAACTGGCCGTGCGGCTGGGGCTGGATGTGGTGGAAACTTACGAGGATAAAGCCATCAGCGGCAAATCCGACCGCCGCCCCAGCTTTCAGCACCTGCTGCGGGATGCGGAAAAAGGTTATTTTGACTGCGTGCTGGCGTGGAAGTCCAACCGTATGGGCCGCAATATGCTGCAGGCCATGACCAATGAAGCCCGCCTGAAAGACTGGGGCGTAAGGACCTTTTACGCGGAGGAAGATTTTGACGATACCGCTGCCGGCCGCTTTGCGTTGCGCAATATGATGAACGTCAACCAGTTCTACAGCGAGAATATGGCAGAGGACATCACCCGCGGCATGATGGATAATGCCAGCAAGTGCCTGAGCAACGGCGCGCTGCCATTGGGGTACAAGGCAGGGGAGAACGGCCGCGTTGTGCTGGATAAGGCGCAGGCTGCCGTGGTTCAGGAAATTTACACGCGGGTGGCCTGCCGGGAGCCTTTTGTGGATATTGCGGCGGATCTGAACCGGCGCGGCATCAAAACCAAGCGCGGCGGCCCGTGGACCAAAAGCAGCTTTTATACGATCTGCCGCAATGAGCGCTACCGCGGCATTTATATTTACGATGACGTCCGGGTGGAAGGCGGCGTTCCGCGTATTGTTTCGGACGGCCTGTTTTATCGTGTGCAGGAGGTGCTGAAAGTGAAAAAGACCCCACAATCCGCCCGGCATCATACCGGGGCAGAGGATTACCTGTTGACAGGCAAGCTGTTCTGCGGCAAATGCGGCAGGCCCATGACGGGCGTTTCCGGCACCAGCCGCTCCGGCGAAATGCACTACTATTACACCTGCCAAAAGCGCCGCCGGGAACACGCCTGTGATAAAAAGAACGTGATCCGCGAGCAGATCGAGAAGAGTGTGGCACAGGCCATCAAGCAGTATATGCTGACGGACGAGATGATCCAGCACATGGCCGATGCAACCATGGCCTACAATGCCCGCCAGGAAAAAGACCTGCACCTGCAGGACCTGCAAGGCCAGCTGGCCGCGGTCAAAACCTCCGCAGCCAACCTGCTCAAAGCCATTGAGATGGGGGTCATCACCGAAACCACCAAGGCCCGCATGGTGGAGCTGGAACAGGAACAAGGGCGGTTGAACGCCCAGATTGAAAACGCCCGCGCCGAACTGGTACCCATTACACGGGATAATTTTGTTTCACTGCTGCACATCTACCGGGATGGTGACATCAACGACAGCAAGTACCTGGCAAGCCTGTTTGAAACGTTCCTGGTGCGGGTAGATCTGTACGATGATCACTTCCTGATTTGGTTCAATCCCCTCGGCCAAAAGACCCCGGCTGATATCCCGATCACAAGCATAGAAAACGGGGATGCAGATGAATTTTTTGACGAATGTAGGAGTAAAAATGTGTTCGATTGGGGTGGGAAATGGTCCACCAAAATAAAAGCACCCGCCGTACCCCGGCGGGTGTTTTTGTTTTGGTGCTCCGTGAGCTGCTGAGGAGTCGAACAGGGCAGCAGTACCGCAGTACCAGCCCGATGGCCGATGCGGAACGCGGATGCCGTGCGTTCGTCATCCTCGGTGGAATCACTCTCATTATACCAGTGGTTTGCCCGGTGTTTGAATGCCTTGCGAACAGCCCGCCTGCCCCTCATACAGGGCAGGCATAAAAAACCACGGTGCGTGTGCATCGTGTTTTCAACAAATGTTGGTGCGGCCTTTACGGCACAATCTCCACGCCGTGTAAAACGTCCATGTAAAAACACAGCCGGTACTGGCGCGGGCAGATGTAATTCACCTTGAACCGTTCCGGGCTGGTCAACACGGTCAAAATGGCAAGCATCAAAACAAGCAGCTTCTTCATTGCATCCTCCTAAAAATGGGCATGAAAAAACCACGGTGCGTGTGCATCGTGGTTGAATGTTTAGGGGTTATTCAGGCAGTTCACCCAGTTTTTTCAGAATGTCGTAATATCCGCGCGCAGCCAGCTGAGAAGGCGGGGTGTTTCCGTCAAGCACAATATAACCTTCAGGCTCATCATACTGCGGGTCAATCGGGTGCTCTTTGAGATAGTTTTTCATATGCTCAATCTCTTCCGGAGTAATAGCGAATGCCATATTGCTGCACCTCCTCAAAAAATGTGTCCATCAGATTCCAAACCTGAGCCTTAGTTTCGGCTTTATTTGTGGCTTCGTTCAATTTTGATACTTTAAGTTGAAGCGCAGTCTCATTAGTATTTGCCGTGCGTTCGATTGCAAAAATGTTGCCGTCATTGCCTACCGCAGTAAGCAGCTTGAGCGATGCATGATTAGCAAAGGCGCTTAGGTCATCAGGCGAAAACGTCAACCCGCTGGGGTGCGTGTGCATCACGATGCAATCAACGCCCGGAACCTTGATTTTCACCGATTTTCCCGGTGCTTCGCTTTCATAATACCCGCCCAGCGGCTGCATATCCAGCCCGTAACAGCGGGCCTTTTCTATCCCAAGCGGAACCTTTCGGGCTTCCAGCAGCAGCTTCTTGTGGGCGTTGGCAAGGGCACGGCTGCCCGCGGCGTCCAGCGTCTCACAGGCAAACGGCTGAATGTGCTGAATGCTCTGGATGGTAATCTCCTTGTACCCCAGGCTGATTTCTTTCAGTGTAGCATTGTTTTGGGCGGATTGCAAGGCACTTGCCGCCGCATCCGCCTGTTTCGCTTCCCTTTGCCCAAAGCCCGGCACCTCCGCCCTTGTGCCGTCCAGCCTCTCCCCGGTTTCTGCCAGGAACGCACGCAGCTGCTGCCGGGCGGCTTTCAGCTTGGCGGCGCTTTGGCTGGCATCTACCCCGGCGGCGGTCTCGGCCAGGTAACGGCGCTTGTACCGGCGCACCCTGCGTTCCAGCGCCCGCTGCATCTGGGTGATCTCGTACCGGGTGTACAGCCCGCCGCCGTAGGGGATATTGCGGGCGTCCAGCTCAGCCAGGCGTTCGTCCGTGTAGTTGCGCACGGAGATGCCGGGATAGAACGGGTAAAAGTTGTGGCGGCAGTTCCAGCCGCACA